GTGGGTGTAAGATTTGAAACAGATCAAGGTATGCCTGCAGATTATTATTTAAGAAAAAATTTACCAGATGAAGTAAATCCACGTGGTGGAGTAGATGAATTCTTTGATGGTGAGATGGTTTACAGAGCTGCTCCTGATGGATCTTACTCAAAAGGTTTTGAAGAGGGTATTAGCACAGGCACATCAAACCTTGACGAATTTGTTGGCATTAAGAAAAATGTTAAACAAGATTTTGCTAGCGGTGGTATTGCTAGAATGTTAGGTGAATAATGGACAGAATAGATGAAATATTATTTCTCTACGAAGACGATGTAGTAGAGATGGCAGATGGTGGTCGTATTGGATTTGCAAAAGGAAAAAGAGTTGAGACAAGAAAAGCAAAAATAGTTGATACACATATTTTAGAAAGAAAAAGTCCAACTACTCCAGCTCTTTACAAAGTAGAAATAAGTTACGTTGATCCTAAATTATTAAAACAAGAGGGCTATGATGCTCCAAGAAGTTCTTATTCAAAAAAATTTAATAGTCCTACATTTAAAACATTAAAAGAAGCACAAGAATACAGAGATAAAACTGCATACCCTAAACTAGCAAAACAATTAGATGTCGACGTAGATTATTTTACAGAGCGAAACAAATCAAAAATGTTTGAACGGTTAGTAAAAGAATTTTTACCTAAAGATAAAAAAGATTATATTACTGGAGCTGAACTAACTGAACTTTTAGGTGAAAAAGAAAAGTTTGCTGTTAAAGGTGGAGGTAATGTTAGGTCTTCGTACATACCGGCTTTGACAAAACTTTTAGATCAAACTGACATGCGTGCCGTTGGGTTTAAACCATTAGGAGATCGTCAGCCTTTTTATATGTATAAAAAACCCACAGCTGATGAGATTAAACTTTTAAAAAAATATAAAATTAATAGAGATAATCTTAAAACAGGAACAGGATATAATTTTATATATCCCAAAACTGTAGAGAAAGTAAAAATATTAGATAAAAGTCCTTTCTTTAAAAATTTCATAAATAGTAAACAAGTAATTACAAAAGAAATGATTACAGATACTAACTCACCTTTAAATAAATTTATGGCTAAAAATGACATGACACTTAATCAATTTTTAAGAGCAGCCATGAGATATGGTGAGGCGTTAAGAGGTGATTTTATGATTAACTTAACTGACCCTCTTTTGAGCGATCAAAGTATTAAAATAAATAAAAACTTTTCAAATAAAATTTATAATAAAATTACAGATTCAATTTCTAGTGGTTTAAACGATCCTATTAAAACAGCTATTTATAGAGCTGCGATGACGGACATTAGTGATCAACTTGGACAAGAAACTACTACATTTGAAAATTACAAAACATATTTACGTAACAGAGTTAGAAAATTAGCCGGTAAAAAATCAGGTATTGATATTGACGAAATAGTTGGGGTAGCATCAAGTGCTAGAAATAAAACAGCACCATATGCTGTCTTTAGTAGATTTGTAGATTCAGATTTAAATCAAAGACAGTTGAGAGCTTTTCAAAAAGCTTTAAGTGAACGAACAGCTAAATTAAAATCAGCTATTGCTGCTGATGATAGAATCGCAGCAAATAAAATAGTTAAAAATTTTGAAACTGAAATTTATAAACCCTACGAAGCAAAAATAAAAGCTGCTGGAGGTAAAAACGTAGGTTTACCTAAACTAACTTTACAAGCACCTACCTCAAAAACTTTGGGCGGTGGAAAAGGAAGAATAGAAGAATTAAGAAAACAAGGTTTAGATTTTGAAGATTTTTATAAAAAAGAAAGATTTGGATACATTATGCCTAAAGGATCTTTGACACAAAAAGAACTTCTTAATTTAAACCAAGTTGAAATAAATGATCAAATCAGACTCGCTAAAATAGGTTGTCCGGGTAAAGGTAAAGCAAGTGGTGGACGTGTTGGATTTTTAGAGGGACAGGATCTCACAGCGTGTGCAGCAAAAGGAGTTGAAAAGTTAAGAGGTGATCCAACAAAATTATCACCAGGTGATCAAGCTAATCTTCGTAGTTTAGCTAAGACCGCAGCTAAAGGCGGTAGAGTCGCTTTGTTTTTGAAAAATGTTTTAGGTCCAGCTGCAATAACAGGCGAACTTATTTTTGAAGGAGGTGTTGCTGCAAATAAATTTATGGAGGGTATGCCCATCAAACAAGCACTAGGTGAGTCTTATATTAATAAATATATATTAGGACCAAAGACACAAATAGATTTAGAAGCAGAGCGTGCAAAAGAAATGGAGAGAGGAGAAGAGTTTGCTATGGCAGAACGTGGTAGAAGAAAAGCACCATTTATGGCGCAAGGTGAGTATGCGGATAGATTAAGAAGAAAAAAAAGAATGGAACAAATGGAGCAAGCGTTTCCAACAATATCTCCTGAAGAAATTGATGAAATATTAAAAAGTCAAAATTTAACTGTTGAGGATACAGGTTTAGATTATGAACAAATACAAGACATAATAAAACGTGACAATCAAATGCGAGCAATTGGAGATGCGGGTGGTGTTTCTAATATGGCAGGTGGTGGTATAGCTGGAATACGTAAGCCAGATGCAATTCCACCAGAATCAGGACCTAACCCACAAGGGTTGGAAAACTTAAAATATTATGTTACAAATACATAGGAGTATAAATGGCAGATATAGATAAAGGACTCCCTAGTAACACGCGAACTAAAATTGATGTCCCAACAAACGAGGAGATCGAAGAAGTTAGTGTTAAAGAGGAGGAAGTAGAAAAAGGACCTGTAGAGGTCACAGCAGAAGAAGACGGCGGCGCAACGATTGACTTTGAACCGGGAGCTATAAATATACCTGGAACAGAAAATCATTTTGATAACCTAGCAGATATTTTACCTGATGATATTTTACAACCTATCGGTAATGATATGGTTGGTGATTATAATGATTACAAAGCATCTAGAAAAGAATGGGAGCAAAGTTATCGTGATGGTTTAGATCTTTTAGGATTTAAATATCAAGATAGATCAGAACCATTTCAAGGTGCATCTGGTGCAACACACCCTGTACTAGCAGAAGCCGTTACACAGTTTCAAGCGCAAGCTTACAAAGAATTACTACCAGGTGATGGTCCTGTAAGAACACAAGTTGTTGGAGTGCAAACACCAGCAAATGATTTACAGGCACAAAGAGTAAAAGATTACATGAACTATCTTGTCATGGACGAGATGGAAGAATACGAACCAGAGTTCGATTCTATGTTATTTCATTTACCATTAGCTGGATCAACATTTAAAAAAATTTATTATGACCAAACAATGGGACGAGCTGTATCTAAGTTTGTTCCAGCAGATGAATTAGTTGTACCGTACACAGCTACCTCATTAGATGATGCACAGTCAATAATTCATGTCATAAAAATGCCAGAGAACGAATTGCGTAAGCAACAAGTTTCTGGTTTTTACCGTGATGTAGATTTAGGACCTCCGGGCCGGGTTGAAACAAACCCCGTTGTTAAAAAAGAACGTGAGCTGGAAGGGACTAAAGCTACAGGTAAACCACAAGCGATTTATACTTTACTTGAATGTCATGTTAATCTTGACCTTGAAGGTTTTGAGGAAGTAGGAGCAGACGGTCAACCGACTGGTATTAAACTTCCCTACATCGTAACTATCGATGAAAGTACCCGAACAGTTCTTTCTATCAGAAGGAACTATGCGCCCGATGATCCGAAGAAAGATAAAATCCAATACTTCGTCCACTTCAAATTTCTGCCAGGACTAGGATTTTATGGTTTCGGACTCATTCACATGATTGGCGGATTGAGCAGAACGGCAACGTCTGCTCTCCGTCAATTATTAGATGCAGGAACATTATCAAACTTGCCAGCAGGTTTTAAACAAAGAGGTGTTAGAGTACAAGACGAAGCAGCTCCAATACAACCAGGTGAGTTCAAAGATGTTGATGCACCGGGTGGATCATTACGTGATGCATTCTTTCCATTACCATACAAAGAACCATCTCCAACATTATTACAATTATTAGGTATTGTTGTACAAGCTGGTCAAAGATTCGCGAGCATTGCAGAAATGCAAGTGGGTGATGGTAATCAAGGTGCAGCAGTTGGAACTACGATTGCATTATTAGAACGTGGTTCACGTGTAATGTCAGCGATACATAAAAGATTATACGCTGCAATGAAAAAAGAATTTAGATTACTTGCAAACATTGTATCAAAATACTTACCACCAGAATATCCATACGACGTTGTTGGTGGTGCAAGAACAATTAAACAATTAGATTTTGATGACAGAGTAGATATTATTCCTGTTGCAGATCCAAATATATTTTCTATGTCGCAAAGAATTACACTTGCACAAACAGAATTACAACTTGCAACAGCAAATCCTGGAATGCACAACATGTATAATATTTATCGAAACATGTACGAAGCAATTGGTGTAAAAAATATTGAC